GCCTGGATAATATTCGTTTTACCGGCTGCATTGGGGCCATAAATAACAGATGAGCATAGTCCGCGAACAGAATTTCCTTTATATTTCTCTTTGCAAACACTATAGTCCAACCCTTTTTGTTTCAGCGCAGGCATCATTGTAAAGACCGCCTCTTCACAAAAAGATTTGAAGTTTTTAACCCTGAATTCTAAAAGCATAATTCCCTCCATTTTGCAAGAAATTTTCAAAATTGCTTTGTTCTTTGGATTCAAATTAGCTTTTTTCGTGCAAAGTCAAGAATTTCCTATGCAATTTTGCGAAAAATATGCAAAATTGCGCACTACTTCGTTTCGATTTTTCTCCTAAAAAAGCGCTTATTGGTAATTGACCAGGAGCACATCGATGTGCTCCTGATTTTTTGTCCCCATTTTGCTTTTCCACCAAATAGATATTCTGAACTGGAATCCGTTGTTGAGGCCCCATTGCCAGTTCGGAAGGATATTTGGCCATGGTTCTGTCTCCTCAATGCCGCTCCCCTCCTTCTGAATCTTGACTCTTTCGAAATTCAGAAAAGGAGGACCTGCGTAATGGCAGAGGAAAAACAATACTACCTAAAAGTAAAAGGCAACCGAATAAACGTATCCCAAGAAGTATTCAAAGAAAGTGAGTACTACCGAAGAAAAGAACGTACCCAGAAAGAGGCCATGCGGGTGCACGGCCTCATGTCCATAGATGCTTTCGATACCGAAAGTCTAGCCGGTATGGAAAGGCTGTGTGACCCGGCAGCACCTAGCACGGAAGACCAGGTGCTAATGAAGATGGACATTGAGAGGCTATCCAACGCCCTCAGAACCCTGTCCCAAAAGGAATTTGAGGTAATACAGGCGATCTTTTTTGAGGGGAAGTCGGAACACGGCTTCTCCAGAGAGACAGGCATCCCACAGAAAACCATCAATTATCGCAAACATAAAGCCTTAGAAAAATTGAGAAAATTTTTGGAAGAATAAATTTCCTTTGCTCAAAAGTTTTCTTTCTCGCCGTAGTAGGGTGAGGGCAGAATACTGCTCTGTGTTCCTTGAAAAGAACATATCCGGCAGCTAAATAACTTCAGCAGAGAAACGAGCGATTCGGAGGGTACGCCAAGACCACCTGTGCAGGGCTTTGATTCTGCATCAAATGAACGGCAACAAGGTGCCCAGCGGTTCAGCCCATCCCAAAGCAGCCATGGTTGGCTGTTTCGCCACGATCTTCTCTGTCTACAATGGTACCCCTGCTCAGCCTCAGCCTTCACGCAAAGGGAGCAGCTCGGAGAGATCCTCGGAGGGGTGAAATTCCCGGAGTGCGTTGCCATACGCAGTTTAGCTGTACGCCCACGCCTGGGGAAGTCGTGTCAAATACAGGCAAGTACAATACCAAGTTAATTGAGGGCCGCTCCCCTCTTTTGCGGAACGGCCCTCGCTGTGAATAGGAAAAAAGCAGATGAATAAACAGATTGACTATTATGGAGTAGTTATCCTGCTCCGCGCTTTACATGCTTCCGGTATTTTCTCCAGCTGCGAGATTGAGAAGATTGCCCGCAGAGTTGCGGCAAATAGCGGAACGGAGCTAATTATTTTTCTCTGATTTTCTCATTTTTCTTCTAGCTATTTCAAGGCTTCCATGGTATTGTGTGTTTCTGCAGAGGGGAGGCAAAAGCTTGGAGAAAATGCTTAATATCAACGGAAATCTTGCCATTGAGCAAGGTGAACGACGAATCATAACCATATCGGCTGCAAAGAAGCCGGAAGTAATTGTGCTCCGCGTTGCCGCCTATGCCCGTGTAAGCACATCCTCGGACGAACAGTTCAATTCCTACGCCGCACAAAACCGGTATTACACAGACCTTATCACCGCCCATGATGGTTGGAAGCTGGTAGGCATCTATGCCGACGAAGGCATCAGCGGAACCATTGCAGACAAGCGCGATGACTTTCAGCGACTGATGACAGACTGCCGGCAAGGGCTGATCGACCGGGTATTGACCAAGTCCATCGCCCGCTTTGCCCGCAACACTGTTGACTGCCTGGAGGCCGTCCGTGAACTGAAGTCCATCGGTGTCAGCGTGCTCTTTGAGAAAGAGAAGATCGACACCGCTATTATGTCCAGTGAGATGATCACTGCGATCATGGCCTCCCTTGCGCAAAAGGAAAGCGAATCCATAGGCAGCAATATGCAATGGAGTTACCAGAAACGCATGGAGCGGGGCGAATTCAACACCTGCAAAGCCCCATTTGGTTTCCGTCTGAAAGGAAGCAGCCTGGTTGTGGAAGAGTCCGAAGCCTGCGTCGTTCGCTTCATCTTCGAGCAGTATCTTTCCGGCTCCAGTCGGGAAGAAATCGCTGCGAAACTCCGTGAAGCAAATGCGCCAACCAGAGCAGATGTTCCCCTGTGGAAAAGTTCCACAATTTATCATATTCTAAACAACGAGCGCTACACCGGAAATGCCCTGCTGGCCAAGCGCATCACGACAAATATTTTTCCGAAGGAAAAAGTGAAAAATCATGGCGAACGGCCTCAATACTTCGTTGAGGGCAGCAATCCGCCGATCATTACGCCGGAAACCTTTGAAAAAGCCCGGCAGCTGGCCGCTCGCCGAACGTGTCACGGCAATGCAGTTTTCAATGAGCATCCTTTCCAAAAACAGATTATTTGCGGCTGTTGCGGCTCTTTGTTCAAGCGTCAGAAACCCAGAAATACAGAATACTGGATTTGCTATACACACTATGAAAGCAAAGACGAATGCGCCATGCCTTCGGTAACAACCACAGCCTTTGAGGATTCGTTCTGCCGAATGTACTACAAGCTGAAGCAGCAGGGCGACACAATACTGTCAGCGCTGATTACTGGCTACCTTACTGTTAAGAGTCAGCGAATGCTCTGGAGCCTTGATGTAATTGACCTGAATAAGAAAATAGCCGACCTTACCAATCAGAATCAACTCCTGTCTGTATTAAAACAGCAGGGACTTGTTGATTCTGATATTTTTATATCCCGCAGCAATGCAATCGCGGAGCAGCTCCGCAAAGCAAAGCAAGAGAAAAGCCGCATTCTGGAAGCCGAGGGAGACAGTACCGTTCAGCAAACGCAAGACATGATAGACATTCTCGCAGACGGCCCCACATTCTTAGAAGAATTCCGTGCAGATCTGTTCCACGCTCTTGTAGATAAAATCATTGTGGAGGATGCAGACCACGTATCCTTCCGCATGAGGAATGGACTTCAGTTCAGAGAGAAAATTGAAAGGCGGAAACGATAATGGGAAAACGAAAGCTGCCCTTCGGGTATACACTGGAAAACGGCGATATCAAGCGCAAGCTTTCGGAAGCGGAATGCGTAAACCAGATCTATACGGCCTATCGTATGGGCGCTTCGCTGCGGGATATTGCCGCTGAGCTGAACCATCAGTCCCACCCTTCCTACGATGAAGACAGGCCATGGGACAAAAGCATGGTCAATCGCATCCTGCATGACCGGCGTTACTCCGGTGATGCCCTATACCCCCAGATCATACCGGAAACACTATACGATGCAGTTCAGTGCCAACGAGCAGGCCGACGTGGAGTCCCCCGGCAAACTGAGGCGCAGAAAGTGCTTCGCAGCCTGGGCGTCGGAAGGGTAAGTGAAACCATAGAAGCAAACATTCTGACGGTGATGAACCAGCTGATCCTCAATCCCGATATTATCCAGTGTCCCGTCACGGAGCCAAAGAACCAGGCGGATCATATGCGCATCCAGCGGGAGTTTGAGGCTGTTCTGGCCTGTCATCCCATTGATGAGGGGCATGCTGCCCGCCTGATAAAAGCCCAAGCCGAAGCGGAATATGCCCTGATCGGTGACGAGGAATATGAGACCGAGCGTCTCCGCCGCATCTTCCGAAAGGCTGAACCCCTGGAAGCATTGTCCGCCGATTTGTTGCGAAAAACCGTGTCCAGCATCCGTGTAGAATCAGAACCAGGCAAACTGATCTTAAAGAACAAGCAAATGATAGAAATGAGTGAATGAGCATGCGTACCGCCCGCAAAGTCATCGTAATCCCGGAAAAGCCTGAGCTGCAAAAAGCATCTTCTCTCCGCCAGCAGCATGTAGCCGCCTATTGCCGCGTATCCACCGAAGAGGAAGAACAGCAGAGCAGCTATGAAAATCAGTGCAATTATTACACCGATCTGATTATGAAAAATCCTCAATGGAGCATGGTGGGAATCTTTGCAGATGAAGGGATCAGCGGCACCTCCGCCAAGAAACGGGACAACTTTATGCGGATGATCAAGGCTTGTAAGCAAAAGAAAATCGACCTGATACTGACAAAATCCATCTCACGCTTTGCCCGAAACACCGTTGACTGCCTGCATTATACCCGTCTGTTAAAAGGCTGGGGCATCGCCGTGTACTTTGAAAAGGAGAACATCAACACGCTTCAGGAGGACAGCGAATTTCTCATCACCCTCTATGGAGCCTTTGCTCAACAGGAGATTGAATCTCTGAGTGCCAACGTGAATTGGGGCATCCAGCAGTCCATGCGGGAAGGCAAAGTTCGGATTCAGTACAGGAATCTATACGCATACCGGCAGGGAAGCGACGGGACGCCCGAGATCATCCCGGAGCAGGCTGAGGTTGTAAAAGAAATCTATGCCCGCTATCTTGCCGGAGCAAGTCTGCGGATGATTCAGGATTGGCTGATAGAAAAACAAATCCCCAATGGTCGTGGCCAGAGTGATTGGACACATGTGGCCATTAAAGGGATTCTTACAAACGAAAAATACTGCGGCGACGTCCTTATGCAGAAAACATATACGCCAGATTGTATCACGCACAAATCGGTAAAGAACCGCGGTGAACGCCCCATGTATCTGATGCAGAACAACCATCCCCCTATTGTAGATCGGGGAACCTATGATGCCGTACAGGCAGAAATGGCCAGGCGCTCCGCACTTCGAAGCCCATCCAGGAAGGCGCCTACAGGGCAGTCCTGCTTCACCAGCAAGTACGCGCTGTCAGATCGTGTGTTTTGTGGTGAATGCGGCACTCGGTACAAAAGGACAACCTGGTCCAGAAACGGGAAAAAGCGCGTCGTCTGGCGCTGTGTCAGTCGTCTGGACTATGGGACGAAGTACTGTCACAACTCTCCAACTGTGGATGAAGCTCAATTGCAGTCTGCTATTCTTACAGCGCTCAACTCGGCCATGAGCGAAAAGAAGGTGCTGATCAATCAGATCGCCGGAGCCATAGAAGTTGAAATGCTCCCCGCACATGGCACTTCAATGAGTATTGCCGGCATCAACGCCCGACTGGCAGCTCTGGAGAAGGAATTCCAGACCTTGTTGGAAAAAGCAGCGGGCAATTTTGGCAGCGAATCCTATACCGAAGACTTCCGGTCTCTGGCCGAAGAGATGGCTGCGCTCAAAGAGAAACGCAAAAGCATTGAAGCGAAACGGGACGGCAGCTGGCCTGACCTCCGCATCAAACAAGCCTTGGACTATATGGAGGAGCACTCCCCTACTATCACTGAATGGGATGAAACCGCAATCCGGCAGCTTGTCGATTGGGTCAGGATTCTCTCTTCGGAAGAAATCCTTGTGTGCCTGCACGGTGGGCTTGAAATACGGCAGAAGTTAGGACAAGTTTAAACCAGACTAAGGATTCTCATTAGCAAACATCGTCCTCTAAAATGATGATTTATTTCATGAAGGCACTTTTGTTTCTACATGTAGATAATTAAAAAAATACAGTCTCAATCCATGCCATCAGGGTTTCGAAATACCATACACAAATAAAACAATTAACGAATTGTTGCAATTTCTGGGTTTTCTTAATTGCGATTCGTGTAATGCAGTGATAATATATGTATGTTGGAATCTTGTGTTCACCTGTGAAAGAATGGAATTTGTTCAAAATAATCTTTGTTTTACACCTGAAGATGAATCAGAAAATAAATTGGTGGCTGACTTACGCTCCTGTTTAAGTGGTAGAGGAAAAAGTATAGTTGCAAGATCACAAGTTCAATGGGTCCCAATAAGCCTATCGCTTCCTCAGCAATCCAGCAGTCTGTTTTCCGACACGCAAACAGGCATCCATACAATAACAGAAAAAATCAAGGCAAACAATTAAAGCAAAAACAAACAAAGGAATGATTGCTCTGGCAAAAAACAAGAAACAGCACTATGTTCCCAAACTATACATGCGCAATTTCACTCAGGACGGGCAACTGCTTTCCGTATACAACATTGCACGAAAGCAGTGTTATCCTGCCGTTCCTTTTGATGATCAATGCTATAAAAACTATTATTATGGCAGCGATGCAGTTTGGGAAAAGCGGTTGAGTGCGATGGAAACCGAATGGGGCGTTATATTTCAAAAGATTCTGGCAAAAAGCTCTCTTGATGGTACTGACATAGACGCCATCCGGCAGTTCGCGCTTTATCAATTGCAGCGCACTGTTGCTTCAAACGAGTATTTTATCCAGCAAAAAGAAGAGTTCCTGCTCGAGTATGGAAAGATGTTTTATAAAAAGCGCGGTGTGCCCTTCAACGAAACTGCAGAAGCGATATGCAAAGAACGCGCTAAAAGAGATTTTTCCCCGGCAGACTGGTTAGAGTTTGCAGATGAATGCTTACCCTATTTGCAAGATCTTGAGAAAGTAATTATTGAATATCACACGGAACGTGAGCTTATTTTTTCGGATGTTCCCGTTGTTGCAATCAATCCTTTTCACCAGCCTTCTATCGGGTATGCTTGTATGGGACTGATTATTCTATTCCCGATTTCAAGCAGCAAACTGGTTGTGCTGTATGACTCAAAAATGTATCCAAAATACAAAGGCCAGTTATATATTGAAAGTGCAGACGACAATGAAGTATCCAATCTTAACGCCCTCCAAGTAATCTCAGCTGATAAAATCCTGCTTGCAAAGCATGATTCTGCTTTCATCACACTTCCCGATGATGCATGGGAATCTCGGAGCGTCAACAGAGGGCAGAGTGCTACATCATTTTTGGGCTCTGATGATCAAAGACTATTTTTCACTTCTCCCCGGAAAGTCATTTATCACTGTGACTTCTCCTTTGGGTCGGTATGTCACCGATTCAAACGAATCCCTTTTGTGTGCAAAGACGCGCCCCCGCGAAAATGGGACAAGGAGTGGGAAAAGAAGCTCGATACGCTGGAGAAGATTCTACCAGCGCTTATTACATCAAAGCCTGAATTGAAGGCGCAGTATGGTCTATCAAAGAAAGAAATCAGAAAAGGGTGTCAGCGCATGTCCACGGCTGCGAAAGTGTATTGGGCACAGCATGAATAGCAATAGTTAACACTTGCAATGCAGAGCGTTGGTCATGCGATACGGTGAAATAGCAAGAAAAATCCGGCAGGAGACAAAGGTTCCTTTCAAATAGGTAAAGTATCATCGTAACACTTGCAATGGGATTGATCAGCTTTGTAGGTTGTAGGTTAGACAATCATAATTTACAGTCTGGGAAAGAAAAAAGGATATCTTTAGGAGAGCGCCAGTTGAGAGGCCGCATAGGGAAGTTGTTGTACTTACTGTTCCACACAACAAGCTGCGTTTTGAAGTCCACAAAGGAATAGAATTTGTGGGATGCGTAGAAGTATTCGTTATCCTTGCGGTGACTGCGTTCGACCTTACCATTGTGTCTGGGAGTGTAAGGCTTAATGAGCT